CCCACTCACGCATTTGCCGTGGAGTATAGGTTTTAGCACAGTTGTATGCCCTAGAAAAATTTCTCCCCAATTTTTGAGTAAGGACAAATGATTCTTCGCCATCTACACTGGCTGGAACAAAATAAGAAGAACAAAAAGAAACATTATGTTTTGTTTTATGTTCCAATTGTATTGTCAAACCCAAACGCCTGACAACCTCTACATACTTTTTCTGATCTATTACTATGCCATCTGTGCATATAACAGTATCATCACCCAAAGCTAGTAAATCCAATACACCATGTGTTAATTGGTTATACCAATTGGGCTCTTGGCGACTATAGGCATACAACTGTACTAAAATATTTATCAGAGTATTACCTACAGAGGTGTTTTGATCACCTGATTTACGCGTGCCTTTGCAAAAGTATTTTATTTTAATGCGTTCTGCCTTATCGGCTTCTGTTTTAATTTCTAGAACGCCATTTGTGGTCAATTGTGTTTTTAACCACCTATTAAATTCAAGATCACCTGGGTGTATATATTGATATACCAAGGCTTCCACCGTTAATAAAAATGCATGTGTAGATGCATCAAATCTTGAATAATCCGTGTTGTAAAATAAAGGATTAATTTTCTTTAATTGTTTTGTCATCCATTTACCAACACTCACTTTATCGGAGCCCGTAGAATAATATGTTATACCGCATACTCTCGTGGCCCAATCAAGATAAAGTGGCACAAAATTCCATATCATAGCTAAAATCTTTGAAATTTTAGAAATGATAGGGCCACCGATCACATTATATTCATATTCCCTACCTGAGACCAATCGAGGATCTATTTCTTGAATAATATCCCCTTTAATTTTACAATTTTGAAATTCTTGTTTCATAATTGCCTTAACTCGTTCTTCTTTCTCAGGCAGAACACCGGCAGCTTGATTATTTATTATAGCACGTGCATTTTGCGAGCGCTTGGTACCGGGCAAATTATCCAACCATTCCTGACGTGTAAAACCTTGATAGTTTGTTACAGGCAATAATTTGGAAATGTTTGTTTTAACCCAGTCAATAAAATTAATGGCCTCAACTGGACTATAAGCCCCGAGATCAGCCAATTGCCTATTCCTTATAGCTCGTATGCCATTACACACACATGACTTAGGAAATCTCACGTGTTTGTATGCACAATCGGAATAGGTATACCAAAATTGCTTATGGTATTCGTCACATTCAGTATGAGTGCACGTTATAGTTGCCCCTACCTTCATTGGACGATACTTGTTTGTCTTAAAACAAGTTCTATGGTGGCGTTTTGTATAAAACCAGGAATACCACCAAACAAAAGCACCCTCAAAACAGGGCAAATTTATCCAAAGAATATTATGATTACGCAATTTAACAATGCCTTCTTTGGATTCACCCCTTTGTATAGATAATAGGTGCTCACGCAAGAATGTTGACTCAATTGCCAACGATTGAACCATATCAATAGTAATATTTGATAGGTTTTCTATAACTGAGATTGCTGATTTAATTCTCCCTCCTACTCTATCTGAGAGTAGGGATGATCTAGCTTGCACTAGACACGGATGAAATGCCACCATGGATACATACGATGTTCGACATTGATCATAATCTCTAACAATAGAGATTGTCCTGGCTGGATCACACCAAATCTTTAACCCAGTCTCAATAAAAGGATATCTCCTACTGCTATATCCGGTTATAAGATGGGCATAATCCATATCAGCAGATGATAAATACATTCTTTGTAATGCATTTCTGATTATTTTAAGTGAACTAAATGGATTACAAATGTTCAAAATAGATCTTTCTTTTAAAAGTAGATCATCGGTTATCAACATATCACCATACTGATAAACCAAATAATCATCATCACGTTCAATTAATGTCACAATAAGATTAGTGTTAAGTTTTAACGCAACTCCGGCATTAGTTATCCATCCCGATCTCTGCAACCTCACTATAAGTGTGGGAGTGATGGGATCTAATACTTTCGGTTTAGCCAACAAAATAACATAATCTTTTGGGTTGTGATGGCAACGTTTAACATGATATTTTTGTATCAAATCACGAAGCCTTGAATCTGGCACTATTAATAACTCGGTTGTATCCGAATCCCCTACTGAACGTCCTACTAAAGGGGCCAAGCTATCCAAAGTGATAACGGTACTTACAAAAATTAAAAGTACAGTTAACCCTGTCGCACCAATATATTCTAAAGGATATCTAATTAGGATCCAACATGCATAAATAAAATCACAAAGGACCCACTTTAGACCGGCCAATACTAGCCAACAAAAATTGCGTATCAAACGCGCAACAGTGGAAAAAATGCGCCTCTCCCAAATAGAGTGTACCGGCACCTCTCTTAACACACCACTATCAAATAATCTCCGCGGGACAACATGATCTGTTACAGAACACCCAATTAATTTGGACAGATCTTCCCTTACACATTGTACAGTGCTATTACATAAATCAAATTCAGTTACGGAGGGACCATAACATGGATTGCTCACATTGAACAATGGAAAATAATAATTCTCAACATTATCAATTGATCTATCTAATCCAATATATAAGCCATAAATAAACAACAACAAACAAACAGCTACTAGGCTGATTAAAGACACACAATATTTTAAAAATAAACACATTAGAACAATTTCAAAGTTAGAACAAGAGTGGAGTAGTAAAG